TCCTTCACGCCCGATAATGAGCGTTCCGCCTGTTCCTTCAACCAGAGCGGTTTCCAATACCGTTCCACCTGTCTGAGCCACACCCTTGAAGGAATATTTACCATCCTTTGTAGTGGTCAAATAGGTCTTGTCAGCATCGGAGCCAGCCGTTGCTTCCACCATCCCGATAGTAGGTGCGTTCCCAAACGAACGGTAATCGGGTCCCATGAGTACCGTACCTGCCGCGGTTACCCAATTTAATACAAGTGCATTTCCAACAAATTCAGCCATTTCTTATTACTCCTTTTACTTGTCTGCTAATATTCTGTAATCCGTTACGACAGCGTAAATCTGCTTGCCTGCCGCATCGGTATCAACTAACGCCATTGCGTTCTCTCGCTGTGTTTGTATGTTCGTCCAGCCTGAAATATTTAATGTCTTTCGATGGAGCGCTGTGTCTATCTGCCCGTCTAATGTCCCCGCGTTCAATGCGCCTACCTGAGTGTTAGCGTATGCCTTGATGGATACAACACAATTCTTTAATCTGTGCGAAGTGTCATTAACGTCAGATTCATTGACGTAATCAAAAATGATATAGGGATAGGCGGGTACAATGTTAGGCGGGACGGTTTGAAAATAGACCCGCGCGCCCGCGCTTGTGATAGTCCCACCCAATGCTGCAAATAGTGTTGCGTTCAATGCAGGCTGTATGCTCAATGTCCACCTCCACCCAATTCGTCACGGACATCCTGAAAGAATGGATCCGCTTCACGCTCAGTATTTCGCCCTAGAAAATGAGGTTTCATGGCGCGGGGGGCAGACCCTAACTCCTGAGCCGCGCCATATTCAACGCCGTCCGTGATCACCCAATTGTTTTCATCAAGGGCTTCGGCTATGATGCTGTTCATCAATGCCCCCGTATCTACAGGTGCGTCATTGGCTGCATTGGCTTGAATATTCAACGCATGAGCCTTCACAATGGGTGCGAGGGCATGAGGCGTTTTCTTAAATTCCTCAAGTAAATCCGTCATATTCTCAGATATTTTGAAATAACTGGATGCGTTGATTATGTTCATGGGACTAACTCGCATGTGCAACGAGTAACAGCTTTTGCACTTTGCCCGGTATTGACCGCCTGGATGCTGAATACATTTGTGCTTACTTCAATACGATTCTGCGGGGTTATGGTTACGCTATGTGGCAGACTGATGGTTGCGTTTTGATAGGGCAACAACGCCCCTCCGGTGATCACTTCACGCCCTGCTCTGTAATCAACCCGACATGCTACAGCCGTACCACCCGTGATAGTCCCCCAGGCTTCGGTATTGCCCCCCGCGTTATCGCTTGTCAGGGTCACCTCTAAAATATTGCAAGTGTCGCAGAGTAGGTTATCTTCAATAGCATCTTGCATCCAACTAACATCAGCAAGCATCGGTATCTCTCCGTGTCATTTCACCACCTCCACCGCTCCCAGACCAACTTTTAGCGCGGTAATCTTTGGCAATGTCCATGTAATCTTTCTTTAGCGTTCCCATGTCCATGCGATGACCGTCTGTAGAAAAATTAACCATCTTGGCAACATTCATGGCTTTCAATTCCCAAATGTCAGCGGCGGCACCGTTCAGGTCATAGGAAGTTCCATTGGCATAATAGGTTGCCCCTGCCGTATCAGCATCGAAGGTTACGATCCCATTTTCATAATCAACGGAATAATCAGCGGCGGCAACGGTGGCTAATTGGTTATCCTGAATCCAGAATATTGATGTTCCACCCGTGGATTCTTCGATGTTCGTATGCTCAATGTCATAGACTGTCCAGGTATAAGTGCTACCAGCTCCCACGGTGGGATCTTCGGCTTCCATCGCCTCAAAGACAAAGGATTCGCAATGTCTGTCCAGAATGCTTTGTAATACGTCATCTGTGAAGTAAGACACCGTTCCGGCGGTAAAATCGGCTGTACCCGCTGCTGTCATGGCACGCAAACGAGCCGTTAAATTGACCATCCCCCCGCGTATTGTAGATATACTTGCACCCCAAAACAATAAAGGCATGTTATTTCTCCTTACTCTGGTCTACACCTGCGTATGTTCTAGTTGACATTTATACTCCTAACTTCCCCATGCTTTAGCGACAACGGCATCATAATCATCGCCACGGGTGAAGCAATCCAACCAAAGTACGTTTGTCCAATATCTGTTGTTTCGGTAATATCCCATTTGCCAATAATGGTCACCAAGACTAACCTTATATTGAAGCGTGGGAACATTTGCGAGACTTAACACAGAAGTGAAATCTGTTTCTCCCTCATCCCTACGCCACACATCCACTGAGCCGTCATAATCCTTTGAGAACTTCAGTTTGATAATAAAGTCAACCCACTTTCCAGGATTCAATACCCCGTTAGAAAACGTATATTCCGTGTAATCTATATGCGTACCATTCAAATCACCTGCATGTAAAAACACGCTGAAATGGTCGCCTGCCTGCAAGTGAAAAGACGGATGAACGCCCAATACGGCGGGGCCGTGTAGTTGAAGGATTGTTCCCCAATCTGAACCGCGCCAACCATCATCCATGCGTACTGACAGGGCAAAATATTGGGTGCCACTTGATTCGTTTTCCACCATGAGGGCATCGTTTTGTCCTTTAGGTGATATAAGCTCACACCTGTTTCCCAAATAAACGTAGTCGCTAGAACGTACCTCTACACGACCAGAATAACTGCCGACCCGTTTAACAAGAGGGTCGTAGCGATAACGACTATAGGCGGTTCTTGCTAAAATATCCCAAGCCCCAGCCATGCCACTTTCAAATCCATAATGAAATGAAATATGAGAAGTTGCATCATATCCATTGATATTATTTAGAGTAATGACATCCGGTTCGGGCAGACTGTTGTATGCGTTAACCCCGCCGGGGTCTAGAAATTTAGATTGTATGATTTTCTAACCTCGCTTTGCGTAATGGGTCTATTTAATATCATGCCATGAGCAGCACGGCCCTTCCAAAAAGATGCCGGAGTTGTAGCCCCTGCACCAATGCAGTTTGCATTTGCGGCTAATGCCCCTGCCCATGTCTCACAAGTAGATGGGTCTCCAATCTGATTACCGTTTTGATATACGTATGTTTTGTTTCCAGATTTAGACCATGTAAAAATAAGTTGTGTCCAGTCGGTTGTATTTGTTAGTACCCAACCATGTGCTGTCCCTCCAATAACTACATAGATTTGCAAAACATTGTTTACACCTTTCACAAACTCGATACGATTATTTACGTCCACCCTTACCCGAAAAACTATTCGATCCGTATTGTCTGTAAAAATACTGTCCGCTTTAGTCCAAATGATCATTGACCCTTCGGCACCATTGAAAGCGCTTGCTAATCCCGCTGAATAGATATTGCAATAACCATTTGTGCCATCAAAATAGGCAGCCTTTCCACCGGGTTCTGCGCCGGGTTGGGCTAGAGTAACTCCATTTAGTGTTCCGGCAGTATTACGATATGTTCCGTTCAGTCCATTTCCACTAAGGTCTAAAGCCGTAACTCCAGTTGTTTCACTAAGTGGCCAATAGGCAACAATGGACGTATTGAACAATCGTTTTAACGCCTGATAATACTGAGGGTGATTCATCAGTAGTAGTTGTCGTCTATCCATTTATGCCTTCAACCAGCAGAACTTCTCTCCACTTACTGCGGTGTCGAACCAAAGATTTGAAAGATTGGCAACTTGAATTACTATCATTTCGCCTGCCAAAAGGTTCCAACCGTTCGCAGAACTTACATCACCTGCACCGTCATTGCCAACGTAGGCCAGTCCGGTATTTGTTGAGAGTGCGCGGATATACACGCCGTTGGTTAGAGCAACGTCGCCACCCTGAACCGCTGTTCCTGCTGTGGTTACGGTGATAACACCACTGATTGCAGTAGCGACGGATATACCAGGTGCTTTTACGAACAACGGGTTGGATTCTTGGATCTGTCCGCCGTCCTTATCGAGTAAAGTTACTTCCTGTGCTATCGTTCCATTTGCATTTACATCTGCCATTTCAATCTCCTATAACATTTCCTGAACATAAACGTTAATGCTTCTCTCGCTGATACGACCTTGATTGGTGGTTATCTGACAGGTGACAATATTTGAACTATTCAAATCCCCACCTGCCAGCCATGCAACAA